ACAATTAATACACAATTAGAAAATGAAATTGTACAGTTAAAACAAATAAATCAAGAATTAAAAATAGAAAACAATAAAATAAATGAATTATTAGAAAAATGTATAACTAACAAGAATAATATTATAACAAATACAAATAATACAAATAATACAAACAATAATATTATAAACAATACAAATAATACTATTAATATAAAATTAGTTAATTTTGGGCAAGAGAACTATACAAAATTAACTAAAGAAGAAAAACAACATATTTTAAAATACAGTAAACAAAGTATGGCTAATTTAATAAAATATTTACATATTAATGATAGAATGCCTGAATATAAAAATGTTTGTGTAAAAAATTTAAGAGGTAAAGGAGGATATTTATATGAAGATAATAAATGGATGCATTTTAATTATAATATTTTATTAATGATTTTATTTAAAAACAAAATAAATGATCTTGATAAAATATTAGCTGAGCATGAAAACTTAAATATTTCATCATCTAAAAATATTCAAGATTTAATTGACAACTATACAGATGACATGGATACATTTATAAAAAATAATAAAGAAAATATAATAAATATGTTGTATAATCATACTAAAAATTATAAAATAGAATAATTCTAAATAATTAATATAAAATAATAATTAAAATATTAATTATTATTTATTTGAATATGTATAAAAGTATGCAAAAATTAAGAGAACAACCCGAAACTGCTCGTGCTGGTATAAAATGTGGAGAAGAAGAAAGCCAATAATTAATGAAACATCTTAATGATGGTATGAGTTTAGAAGATATTGCTAAAACACATTAGCGAACAGTTAGTGGTGTTAAAAATCGTATATAAATTATTATATATATATTATTAGCTGGTCTTGTTATCTCACAAAGAAAGTTGTTACATACTTAAATAAAAACAAGCTCCTTTAGAAATCCAAAATTTAAGCCATTCAATAAATGACTTTATTTCTCCACATTCATCATTTTTATTTATGAACTCAGATAGTTTCTGAATCATATCAGATGCACTTTGTGTATCATGTATTCCAAAATAAAACATTTTTAAGTCCTTTGGTAGTATTACTTTCTCATAATTTGAGTCTTCATAATATCCTTCTCTCCATGAACGCTAAATTCCATGAGAATAATCATGTTTTTTATCTATATACCAATCATCTTGTATTTCATCGAGTATTAAAAGAGTATTATACTCGTACTGTTCCCAATGTTCATGTTTTATTGCATATAAATCAAAGCCCATTTTTATCTTAAAATAGAAATATATTTTTTCTTTATATAAATAATATCCATTTTATAATAAATTAAGCTTTAAGATATTTATCTACATTAGAATTAAAAAGATCTAATGCTTTTTTAAGAATTTCAACTTTATCTGTTAAATTGTGTTTTTGTATAACTTCTTCTTCTAATTTCTTAATAATTTTTGCACTATCTGGAACAGTTAATTTAAAATGTTTAGATTTAGCTTTAGCAAACATAACTTTAATTAATGCACTACGAGCCATCATATATGGATTTGCTTCGCCACCTCTACCCATAGTGGCGCAGGTGCTAATGGTGGTCATGGAGTTATAATTATAAGATATAGTTAACAAGTTTGAAGATTGTTAACTTTCAAGAAAATAATTAATCTAATTTGTAAGAAGTTGCCATTTATAACCTTTGTATATTTCATTATTATTCATGACTTGTTTTATTTTTCTCAAAGAAACTTGGTAATCATGCATAATATCAGTATAAGATAAGAATACTTTTACTACTTCATTTGTAATCGGATGAATTTGATTAACTTTAATAGCATTATGTCTTCTATCAGTTTCAGGTAATGTATTATTTTCTAAATATTTTTGTTTCATTTCTTCATTACATTTATCCCATAAATAAAAATAATGACCACTACACAAAGTACCATGTTTAATAGAATTATAAATACACATAGTACTTTTTAAATGTCTACTTCTTGCTGCATCTATTTGATTTTTAAATACATGGATGATATTTTCTTTATTTATATCTAACATTGCTATTAATCCTAAATTTATATTTTTTATTATTTTTGTTTCACCTAAATTTTGAACTGTATCATCTGGTAATTCACGATCTAGATATAACCATCTATGATCTTTATAAATTGTTTTATTAATTATAGCTTTTCTAATTCCTGATTCTGATACTTTAACTTCTTTTCTTGCAGCATTACATAGAGTATTATATGTAATTACTAAACCGCCTTCAGGTGTATATTTTTGAATTTTGTTACCTTTTATGACTAGATTTTCATTAATATTATATTTTAATGGTACTTCTTTAATAATAGTAATCGGTATATTGTTTTGCATTTGTAATTTTTGTAAAGCTAGTAATTCAACCTCTTTCTTTTTTTCTAATATCTCAAGTTCTTTCTTTTGTTTTTCGATTTCAAATAAATGTTCTTCTGACATACCTTGGTAATCCTTCTGTTTTCTGTTAATAATATTAACTAATTCAGAATAAAATTCATTTGTAACACAATATGTTTCTGTAGATGTGTTGCCATTTATTTCTTCAACATATTTATATTTATTAATATTTGGATCATTATGAATAGATCTTTCTAAAGCACGATAACGATTAGCTGGAAAGAAATCAATTAAATTAAAATTACCAAAGAATTTTTTTAAATCAACACTTCTTTTATCTAAGGTATGGGAACTTCCTATTTTAATAATCATTTTATTATTTTCTAATTTTTTAATTTTTCCAATATATACACCTGGTTTATCATCAAAAGAATTTAAAATAGTTTTATGTCTAAATATATCATTATCATTTTCTGACTTTTCAATAACATCTTTTAGTTGACATTCTAATTCATATTTACCATTTAATCTAATTTCTTTTATAACATTTGCAACCCATCTTTGAAATTTTTTAGCTACAGGTTTTCGTGACATACCCAGAAATCTATATAAACCAATTTCTGTTAAAAATAAAACATCTTGAGAACCTCCTCCAGTAACCGTAGTACGTACAACCTTTTCATCTTCTTCAAAATTTACAATTGATGTTCTAATATTAACAATACCTAAAATTTTAGCTATTTGATTAGCTTGAAATAAAGGTTCATCATATGTACCAATTATATTAATATTACTAGTTTCTTCATTTGATATAAATGCTTTAACAATATCCATTTTGTATTATATATAATATTATAAATTAATGTTTAAGCTATTTTAATAAACGGATATGCTAGTTTCTTAAATGGTCCGTCGCGTTTCTATAAAATAATTTAATAAAATTTATAAAATAAATTATTCTTTAATCTCAAATTCTTTTAATTTTTCGATCAATGATTCAAATTTAGTAATAGTATTTACTTTCTTACTTGATGATGTGCTCCATTGTCTTTTATCGCCAAGTCCTGGATGTCTATCAATAACAAATCTATCACCAGACTTATCAGTAGCAGCTGAATAATAACAATATTTAGGTATCATATCTGGAGTAACACCACTATCTTGGGGTAATTTATTTATTTTTTTACCAGCAGAGTGTAATTCAGTTACTGTTTTAGCCATCTGCTCTTCATTATTATTAATGATAACTTGTTTAGGCGCATCTGTAGATAATTCTACTAAATTAGCTTTGATTACTTCTTCAGGGTAACCACTCTTTTGTAATATAGCGTTAAACGAGTTAATCAATTTATTTCTTTTTTCTTCATTAACTAAATTAGATAATTCTTGTAATTCAGGATTATTTTTAGCAATTTCTTCAAGTTTTATTATAGTTTCTTGTAATTTTACTTTTAATGATTCTTTGGTAGATCTAGTACTTTTCCACGTAAAATGCCCTTCATTAAGGGTTTGGACACCTTTAATTTCAATACAAAAACCATCACCATGTCTACCATTGGGTTTAATATACCATACATTTCTAGGGATCATATCTGGAGTAATGTCACAACCTTCCGGAAGTTCTACTTTACGTTCTCTTTTTTTAGTATTAAAGTTTTGAGCTGATTGTGAAGTTGCCATACGTAAGTTTTCTTTACGATTATCACGACCTACTCTATTAATATGATCAACAGTATGTTGTTGTCCTTTACCTTCAAATGTTAATTTGTTCATAACTAAATTGTGTAAACATAATGTTTTTTTATTATTATCTTCATCATCAGTATAAAAAGTTCTTCCTAAATACCCACCATCATTTTGATAACACCATGTATTATAACATACTTTTTCTTTATCATCCTCATCAAAAACAAACAATATATGTTTATCTTTGAAAGGAGTATATGCTACTATATATTGTTTATCATTATGTTCAACTATTTTATGATTTATTTCTTTAATAGTTTTATTATCTTCTTTCTTGATATTAATAAATTTAGGGATATCCATCTTTGTTTTATCTATAAAAATATAAAGTCAATTATTTGAAAATGTTAAAAAATCAATTTTTTTGTTATATAATAAAATACAAAAATAATTTTAAAATAGTAATATTGTACTATTTTAAAATCAAATATTTTTTTATTTTTTTAAATTAAGTAATACTTTAGTTAGAGTCGGTGAGTCCGTAATCTTTCAATTACAGCCGGACTATACCTTAAGTTCATTATCGATAATGATTAGTTATCTAGAACCCAAAACTATCTAGTCTCTGAACCTTCTCCGTAGCCTTATCAATAACGGCTTTAGGAGCTTGGATGCGGATTGCCCAATCTCTTGCTTTTTTACCTTTGGGTACGGCTATTAACCGTGGTCCTCTAAAAACTTTCGAATTTAGAGTGGTAGCAAGAGCTCTAAGGGTGTTCCCGTCAATTTAGTCTTGTTGCCAGAACTTAATCTGACTAGTTACAAACTACATGTGTATAACATGTGGGAGTCATAACGTTTTTCCATTGTAAGAGCCCATTTACAATGGCGTGTAACTTTTGTGCCCAATAAAACTGTAAAGTCCAGGCTAATCCTCCCATGCCACTTAGGATACGTAGTACGTTGTAGTTGAGGGCATAGATGGAGATCTTGCTGTCATCAGCAAGGTAGGATGATTTGAAGTCAGCTACACCATCAACACCGAAGGTGAGGTTAAGGGTAGCGTTGTCGATACGAGACATGTTGCAAGTACCAGATGGTTGATGTTCTTCGGGGTTAAGAGAGAAAGAATACATGCAGAGACCATCTGAGGGAGTATTTGTATGGTGTTGCCAAGGTTGAACGTAGTTGAAGTAATTGCCATCACGTTCAGAAAAGCGATCATGACCGTTAAGTTGAAGGAGACCTTTTTGTACGGGGTTTTCAGTTCCGTTCATGTATACACCGTAGTTGTCATATTGGCGTACAACAACATCATAAGTGGATGAACCTTCACCGAAAGCAACGCGAGTAGTGGTACCGAAGAGTTGGGTAACGGGTTTTGATGCATCATCAAGAGAAAGGGGTTCACCGAGAATGGTGATGTTATCAACATCGGTTTCGCTAACACTGATAGCGACAGCGTTGGCAGCCGCGAACTTGTCTTTAAGAGCTTGATTAGTAACAGCGGTGGCTACTTGGAGTCTGTTGTTAGATAAATCAAGGGAAGTACCGGTGTATTTAGCAAGAGCAAGTACGAAACGCTTAGTAGCTTGGACACGGAGGTTATTAACATCAGCAGAATCATAGGCAAGGAATGCATAAGCGCCTGAAGGGTTAGTGTAGCGACCAAGTTTAAGGTTCCAGTAGAGAGCCTTGCAAGGGTGGTTGAAGTTAAGACGGAATTTGTTGCTGTTGATTGATACTGATTCTTCGCCGGTGAATTGAATTTGTTCAATAAGATATTCATGTGCATTTTGAGCGAATTTTTTGCGTTCTTCACTTTCGAGGTATACATAGTCTACGAAGAGAGAAGCAGCATCCATACGGAGACCTAATTGGTTTCCAGGGCTTGAAGATACAAAACCGGATGATACAATGCATTCTTCGAGTTTTCGGAATTCGAATTCATAACGGACATCGTGGTATTGAAGAGCGATGAGGGGGAGAGCAAGTCCATCGTTTCTGCAGTGGAAGAAGTATAAAGGTACATATAAAGTTGCAGATTTGTGGGATTTAGATAATTGAGTAAGTTCGGGGGTATTACCGATCATCTTGGCGTAGCCACGATCTTGACCGAATTTACGAGATAATTCATACCAGCAATTCATCCAATCGCCGTATTGTTTATCAATTTTAGTTCCGCCGATGTTAAGCTCGACTGAGGAGATTAAAGCATGGCCGACTTTTCGGACCCATGCCCATTTTTGCGAGGCGTCTCCTGAATCACCTGCGCTAAGAACTACGCGAAGATATACGTTAGTTACAAGATCGCCATTTCTTTGTAAAGTTGCTGATACTTTACGACCGAAATCAGCAGCACCAGAGAAAGTTTGTTCAATGCTTTCTACTGCAAAGTTAGTATGTCTTCTATATACAACTTTGAAAAAAGTTATTTGTGGATTACCAGTTAGGTAAACATCTTGAGCACCGTATGCGACCCGAAATTCTTATACCTTTCAATATAAGCGGGACTATACCTTAAGCTATCAACGAAAATTGGGAATTTTCTCAAGCCTACCCATTATAGTCTCTGAACCTTCAACTCTAGTATTTTACCCATGTATACTAGAGATGCTTGGCTGCGGATTGTCCAATCCTTAACGTTTTTACTATCCCTTTAGTCGTTATCTAAAGGCATTATGCTTTTCACAAAACATAAGAAGTAGTTAAGGCTCTTAGGAGTTTCCCGCAATTTAAGAGTATCGCCATAAATTATGACTAGCCAATTATATTAAACCATGTATTACACTATTTACTCTTATTGGTATTACATGGAACCAATAAGATAGTTGACTGTTCAACTCCATCATTAAAGTTGCATAAGTCCGCCTCCCATATTGTTATATATATAATATAGTATAAGAAAAAAAATTAAAAAAAAACTAATTAAATTTATATATATTTTTTAATTAAATATATATAAAGTTAATAGTTATTTATATATAAATATTTATAATGTCTGTTTTTTCATCAAATTTTAAAGATAAAAATATTAAATATTCCTCTTTTTGTAGTAATATTTTAAATAAATCTTTACTTGTTCATGGAACTCTAGATAGTAAACATCAAGATAAGATAAAAGAATTTGAAAAAAGAGACAAATTATTAATTAAACAATATAATAAATTAGACAAACTGAACGAAGAATATAATGTTATAAACAATAAAAACCCAATAGATTATATCGAACAAGACATAATAAAAAAAGCAAAAATAAAAGATCAAATTATCGAAACACAATGTGAAATAGATAATTTAAATAATATGTCAGATACTCTTGACTATTTTAATAACACAATTGATTTGTTAAGTAAATATTACGACGATGATAATAATAGTAATAATAGCGGTAGTGAAAATATAATTGATATATTTAATATTAAAAAAAATGATGACAAAGCACAAATATTTTATAAATATTTAAAAAGAACAAATCAAATAGATTTAAACCATAAACAAAAAAAAAATAATATTAAAGTATGCTCACAATGCAACGTTGATAAAATATTACATTTACAAGATGGTTTAATTTCATGTACACAATGTGGAAATTGTGATTTTATACTAGTAGATAGTGATATGCCAAGTTATAAAGATCAAATTGTAGATAATAAACCTAATGGATATAAACGTATGAACCATTTTTCTGAATTACTAAATCAATTTCAAGGTAAAGAAAGTACGGAAATACCAAATGAAGTTTTTGAAAAAATTATAGATGAAATAAATAAATTAAGAATTGAAGATCTTTCTACTCTTAATAATTATACAATCAGAGCAATATTAAAAAAGCTAAATTTAAATTTTTATTATGAACATATACCTTATATAATTAATAAATTAAACGGCATACCACCTCCTTCTATTAATAGAGAATTAGAAGATAAATTAAGACAAATGTTTAAAGAAGTACAAGAACCATTCCTTTTATATAAACCAAAAAATAGGAAAAATTTTTTAAATAACAATTATGTTTTCCATAAATTATTTGAATTATTAGAAGCAGATCATTTGTTAAGTTCATTTCCTTTTCTTAAATCAAAAGAAAAATTATATGAGCATGACCAAATATGGAAAAAAATTTGTGAATATAATAATTGGCAATATATAGAAAGTATATAAAATAAAATAATAATATAAAGATTAAATAATATTAAAAAAATATAATGTTGGACTATATTTTTTTAATTCCTATTGGATCTACGATTAATGGAAAATTACTTGAACAATATTTAAAATTAAGAACATGGTGCGATAAAAACAACGCAGATATTTTAATTACAACCGGTAAAATGCACAATTTTGCAAGAAATTATTTAGCTACTGGAGGAAAAGGATTTGAAAACTCAGGACCCCCTGATGCAAAATGGTTAATTTGGTTGGATAGTGATATTCAATTTACTATTGAACAAATTGAAACTTTAATAAAGATTGAACACCCTTTTGTTTCAGGGTGGTACGTGTCTGATCTTGGCAATCAAGTGATGGCAGGAAGATGGGATGTTGAATTTTTCAAAAAACACAAGTTTATGCCATTTTTTGATAAAAATAAATTAGTAGAATTAGCAAAAGAAAAACCCAATGATTATTTAGAAGCAGACTTTGTTGGGTTTGGATTTGTTAAAATTCATAGAAACATTATTGAAAAAATGACGTATCCATATTTTACTCTTAATGTTCAAGAAATAGAAAATTTTAAAGATTTGTCATCGGAAGATTGTAGTTTTTGTCAAAATTGTTATAAAGAAACAGGAATTAAACCTATTATTGTCCCAAATTTACACGTCGGACATCTAAAATCAATACATTTATATTAACTAGCAGAACCTAAATGTATCTTAGTATCTTTTAAAGTACGTGTATGTCTTCGTGACGCTATTAATAAATTTAATAATGTATACATATTTGTTATTGAGATACTATTTTTTTTTATAGTTTCAGCATATTTATACTCTACAGGGTCATCATTATTTATTTTTATAATCATATTTGGTTTTATCTTTTCATTATTATCTATTTTTTTCATTCCTTTTATATTAATTTCTTCTAAAATTAATTCTACTGAAACATCTTTCCAACTAATTTGAGATGATTCGTAAAACATACTTGCATATATACTTTTATTCATAGTTTCTAACACACTAGTATAATTTTTTTTTAAATTATTCAATATTTCTAATATTTCTTCTTTTGTTTTATTCTCGTTATTACTTATATTCATTTGACTTGACGATAAACTTTCAATATATTTTACTAAATTATGATTATATTCAGTATTATCAATTTTCATATCTTTAATATTTTCTTGTATATTATTAATTGCTGTTGTGTGACAATTTAATTCCATGCTAGTATTTTTTGTTATTAAATCATTAATTTTATTTATATAGGTTTCAATATTTTTGATATCATTATTAAAATTATTATCATTGTCTGTTGATATTATTGTAGATGTTATATTTTTACCATTTTTTATTAAAATATATGCTTTTTTGTCAAATAAATCTTTAAATTTATTCTTATTAAAAAATTTGATACCTGTTTTTTCTTCATCATCATAACTATTTTGAGTAAAATTTTTTACAGTTTCAAAATAATTCCAAAGTTCTTTATTATTTTTTGTTATTAGAAATTCATCACTTTTGTTCTTTTCATATTCTTCTTTAAATGTATTTATTTTTTCTTCATCAATATAAAACACCAAATAAGTTCCGTCTGTAGAATCTGCAACTTGTTGAGATGTTTCTGAGGACCCAAAAAAATATGAAAATGGCCACATTCCTCCCTCTAAATTATTAGTTTTCAATTGTTTCATTTCTTTTAACATAAGATACTGTTTTTTATATTGAATATATCTGTTATAATATTCGTCGTCTAAATTTTATTCCATAATATAATAATATATATATTATTATTATATATTTTTTTTTTAAATTATAATTATACTTAAATAAACTTTATACTAATATAATATATTAATGGGTGGAGGATTATTACAAATTGTTTCTTCTACAAATGAAGATTTATTTATAACTTCTAAACCTCAAATTACATTTTTTAAATTAGTTTTTTATAGGTACACAAATTTTTCAATAGAAACTTTAGAAGAATTTTTTGATGGAGCACCTGATTTCGGTGGAAGTGTGACTTGCACACTTGCAAAAACAGGCGATTTAATACATCATATGTATTTAAAAATAGATTTACCCGAAGTACACATACCAATATTAAAAGATTCATCGATACATCCAAAAAACAAAACATTTACAAATGATTTATTATTACAATATAATGTAGTTGATCAAAACTTTACTAATTATAAGAAATATATAAAATATTTTTATATATTATGGAGGTTATTATGGACAGAAGTGATTAGTATTGCTGGTAATTATAATTCGGTAATAAATATTATAAATCTGTATAAAAAGTCAGACAACTGGAACGAATATAATAAATATAATAATATATTTTCAAATGTGTATATAAAAAAAAACAATAGTAATATTAATTTTGATATTGTTTACATGTTTGATTTATCATTAAAAACAGAGTATCAATTTTCAAATTATAGTACTCTTAAAAACAATGAATTCAAAGATAAACTAAAATTATTTTTGACAATGTACCATGAAAATACAGTACTATACAACAACCAATTATTTAACGAATTAACAAAAATAAAAAATATAATAGATACTGAAAAAATAGATTATTACCGTTTTTCATGGCTTCCAAAAATAGGGTTAAGGTTAATAGATTATATAGATATTTCAATAGGCGGTCAGGTGATTGATAGATTAAATTCAGACATGCTAAATATTTGGTATGAGCTAACAGTATCTCCAAATCAAATAAATACGTTTAATAACATAATAGGTAACATACCCAAATTAAATACTTATAATTCAAATAAAAAAGAATCCTATTCATTATATATTCCATTGCCTTTTTGGTTTTCAAAATATACAGGTATTTCTTTACCAGCTTTGGCATTGAGATACCACGATATCCAAGTAAATTTAAAATTGAAAGAATTATCAGATTGTTGTATGATTGAAACAATAGATAATAATTTAAGTGATAATATAAATATAAATGAGCTTATAAAAATATTAAATGTGTCTTTGTATGTCGATTATGTATACATAGAGCAAGAAGAAAGAAAGAAATTTGGCAGGAATTCGTTGGAATATTTAATAGACCAACATCAATACTTGCCTGTGAATAATATAAATTCTATCAATATCAACCAATTGTTGTATTTTGTAAATCCAATTAAAGAACTATTATGGACATGTCAAACAAAAGTATGGGATAGGTATGAATTTGTAAAAATATATAAATTCACAAATATAACAAATTTAACAAATGGAAAAATAAAATTAATTATTGGTAATAAACACTTAATTAATGAAGATGATAATATAAGGATATACAACAGCAAATATTATAATAATACTTACAAAGTAATTAATGTAGATGAGACATCAGTAACAATTAATAGCGAATTTATTATAAATGATTATGGTTATGTTGAAATTATAAATACAATACATTCAGAGAATACAATTGATACTTTAAGTATAACTTTTAATAGTGTTGAAAGAATATCAAATAGAGATGGGATGTATTATAACTTAATTCAACCCTGGAAACACCATACAAATATTCCCTCGCCAGGAATTTATTTATTTTCATTTGCCATTAATCCAGAAGATTATCAACCAAGTGGCAGTTGTAATATGGGATTATTAGATGCAAACCAAGCATTTATAAATATAAATCCTATATTTTTTGAATATATGAATAAAAATGTTTCTGTTAATTTTTTTGCAAGAAGCTTAAATATTTTAAAAATTACAGAAGGGATGGCAAGCTTGGCTTTTTCTATATAAAATAAAAAATATTTAAAAATATTTTTATTTTGACAATTTAAAGATTAATTTATTATTTTATAATAATAAATTAACTAATGCCTGCTGGAGGTTTACTCCAATTGGTTAGCAGTTCTGATAATAAGTTGTTTATAGATAATTTTACTTTTAGCCATTTTAAATTAGTTTATAAAACATCTCATCCTTTTTCATTTCAAGATTTAAATATAAAATTCAAAGGGCAAAATAAATTTGGCAGTAAACATAATTTAAAAATACCAAACTATGGAGATTTACTTCAGAATTTAACAATGTACTGTGAATTGCCGTCATTAGAGGCAAGATACAACAATGATATCCCAACGGAACTAGGACTAAACATAGATAATAATATTTTTAACTTATCAACGAATAATATTAATTATATATTAGAAAGATTAAGCGATTTCACATATTTTACATATTTTGAGAACGACAACATAATAAATGTTTATAATTGGCTAGATCATACAAGAGAATTAAAAAAAAGCACAATTTATCAAAAAATAAAAGATTATAATATTGTAGACAAAAAATTTGTATCACCTGTAAATTATGACCCAGATAAAGTTTTAATAAATGAGTTGAATCAATTGTGTTTTAACTATGTAGATAAAAAAAACGATTTGTATAATTTTTATTATCCATTACAAATGCAATATTTGCTACATTTACTGCAAGTAAAAGATGATAGAAAAATAATGACATCATACGATTATTACCAACAATTTATTTCAAAATTAACAGATTATATAATAGAAAACCAAGAAATACAATTAATCAAATACATTGAAGAAAAACAACAAGACTATAGTTTAACAAGTTTAGACAATCAGATTTTTTATGAAAATATAATAATTAATTTAATACTTAATATTTATACAACAAGTAATATTGAACCATTGATGTATTTTTATAAAAAAAACGGTATTATCTATGAATTATCAGATATATTAGTAAATAAAAAATATTCAATAACTAATTCTAATTATATTATTAAAACTGAAAAGTATACAAATAACGATGTCACGATAGAAACTGAGGTTGTGAACAATACAATTAATAATAAAATATATTTTATTGGTTCAAGGCCTCAAATAATTAAATCAGAGGATTTATTTCAAATACTGAAAATAAAATTTATAAAAAGTAGAACTAATAATATTAGTATATACACATCAAACCCAAACGAAGCGATAGAATGGGAGGTAAAAATTTTACAAAATACATCAACAATTAATTTTCCGCCTTTAAATGATGAGAATAAGTATTTAATGTATATATATAATAGCGTCACACCAAATGAACAAGATATAACTGATTACCAAGGCAAGTATATTATAGATAACAGTCAAAAAAAATATTTTGTTGATAAAAATGATAACTATATTCCTATTACTTTTTACATTGAAGATCTTTCGCAATTAAATATTAATAAATCGTTTATTCCTGTTTTACTGTATAGTAATTTACAATCCAATATAGATATGCGCTATAATAAAAAATATTTTTTAGACAAAGATATGAATTTTGTATTAATTAAAGAAATTTATATTGATGACAACGGCGATGCGGGTATCATTGTAAATCTGAATGATAATAATTATTTTGTAGATACGAGTGGCAATTATATAGGACCCATTAATTCCAATGAAGATATTAGTGGGAATTATATTGTCGACGCGACCGCCGATTTTATTATTGATTTAATTGGTAATTTCACTCAAGATTCTTCAATCCAAAGCCCGACGGATATAAGTAATAATTTAATACCAGTATATGATTTTATCAATAAAGGTAAAGGTTTTAAATATGTTTATAAAGGGAAATATTATAATTATTTAAATTTGTATTATAAAAATAATTATACCAAACCTTCAAATTTGATAGACGGTTTCCCGTATCTTTTACCGTTTGCTATTTTAGAGCTGACTACTTATTATAATGATTTAATAATATTAAAAAAAATAAATTTGTCAGGGATAAGTGAAACAGATTTATATTACCATACATCAGAGAAAATAATAAGAAATAATAACACAGATAAATTTGCAATATATGGTAATAAATTTGTTAACATTAACGATATAAGCAATAATATTGTAAATATAGTTGAAGATTATGTAATACAAAATCAGGAAGTTTATTTAAATAATAACTTTAAATATTATTGGAATAACAACAAATTAATAGATTTAACAGATTCAATCGATTACATTACATACGAATATTGGCAAGAAAGTAATATAGCATCAAAATTTGTTATAGAAGCAAATAATGTAAATAGTTATAAATTTCTACCAATATTGAATATTAAACATGAAAATATTAATTATGATATATATGAAAATTATAAACATATAATTACTAAAATCAAAAATTTAAATTTAGAAAATTACGAAATATACAACATTATTGTTAATAATATAGGTTTAACTATTAATATAAATCATAATATAATTAAAAACATATTTACTAATCTATTTACATCAAACTATTTTTTTACTCAATATGTTGTTACAAACGCGAATGTGATTGCTTTACAGAGTAAATTAGTAGCAGAGCATGCAAACAAATATTTGGAAAGTATTATAGGAACATATGATAACAATCTTTTTGTTGAAAAGATATTAAATAATTGGAATGAGTTTATAGAATCCCAAGATCTATTGTTTTTTAAAACTATACAGACCGTAAACAGTTCATCATCATCAAACAGCTTTAACGTTATAAAGATGTTAAAAAATTATGAAACATATCCAACATTAAAAATAAAAATTAAACAAATTTCAAATGAAATATTATTAAAAAAAACTATTAATTTAATTTTAACAAATGAGAACGATTTATCATATAATCCTATAAAAATATCAAACTTAAATTATTTTGACAACAACACCAATATAAGAAATTTCACAAATAATACAGATTATAACAACATAAATATCAATGATATAAACATATTAAGATCATTAAATATATTTACAGATAACGAATTAAATAATTTAACTTTTAGTTTTAATAAATGGACAATATTGGAATATGATATTATAGATGAATATTATGAAATGTATATAGCTCCTCCTGATTACATTGAATTTAAAAAATTTCTAGCATTGTTATATTTTATTAAAACGACGAATAAGCTATCGTTTTATGTATTTTTTAATATTACAGGATCTGAAAATATACCAAGTTTTGTTAGTGATAAAATAAGACTGATATATAGTTGGGGGTATTTTGACGATAATTATATAGTTAAAAATAGGAGTGTAGATGATGTTAAAAATCGTATTGTATTTTTGAATACAATAATTATAGATTTTTACAAATATTTGATGAATAAAATTACTAGTAAAATAAAAAACAAACAATTTTTATTGTACGCTACAATATATTTTTATAATAATTTATGGCATTTAATCCAAGATATTTTACATACTATTCAAAAAGGTTATTCTACGATGCCGACACTCGCATCAGCTGGAAATATTCTTATTATTAATAATTTTTCTAATTATTATGATCAAATAATAGTTAACCATATAATTACAAATTTATTTAATAATTATTTTGATTATAATATTAAGAGCAAATGTATTAATTATTTAGATGGAAGGACATTTAGTATGAATAATAAAACTATTAGATTTTATTCAGTATTAAACATAGAAAACGCAAATCATTTATATACTGATATTGAATTAACAAATTTAAAATCAATTGAAGTGTTGCAATGGTTCGTTTTCTATCTTAGTGACAAATTAGAATTATATTATTTACCAGATAGAAAACCAAGAACAAGTGACATAAATTTTTGGACTACTTTTGATAACTATAAAGAACAAATTTTTAACGGTGCAACATTAACACATATTAATTTTTTCTTAAAATATTGTCAAAAAGAATTTATAAATGAACAAGCTGAACTTGCGACTATATATTACGCTATCAACGAAGTTATGATGAATATTTACGATATTTTGAATGAAGAAATTATTAATGATAAAGTTAACAATACAAGTTATAAAATTGTAACAGAAGATAATAAAATATATTTTGGTAATATTATTAACATTAATAATTATTCAATATTTGATATATTAACAGAATATTTAATTCAATTATTTAAACAACATTATAACAATTATACATATAATTATTTAATTGAATATTTTAATGTTACTAAAATTAATTTTATTAATTTTTACAAAAATATTTTTGATAATGTAAATACAACAGGTTTAACAACATACAATCTTTTAAGAGATATACAAATTATGACTGATTTTAATTGGAATAATTATGATTTAATATTTCCCAGAATAAATCCAAATTATAACAATTTAATTGATTATAATTTACAAGTATCCACAACTTATAGTGACTCAAAGTTTTATTTTAAATATGATTTATTTTTTAGAAACAAAATTATTAATTTTATCAATGATATTTATATACATAATCAAACATTATTTTTAGAAAAATACAATAAATATAAGAAATTATTCAAGTTAAATAAAGTGGACGAGTTAGTATTAATAAATAATTATAATTTAACTTTTGGAACAAATTTAGCATATAATTTATATTCTACAAAAGAATTTAAAAAAGTGATAGAATGGGAAATATTTAATGAGTTTGGAGTCGATAATAATAGATTAAAACTTATTAATAATGAGTTAGGATTGTACGATAATTCTAATAATAAAATATTAGATTATACAAGCATAGGAATAGTAAACGGCAACAATATATTGCAATATATAATTGACAACGGTATGTATAAAGATACAAGTAATAATTTACAGCCACTTTTTATACACAATTACTGTGTTTACACTATCAATTTAAATGCAGTAAATACTCCTACATATAGTTATATTATTAATAACGGGGTATATGATTTATCTAATAATTTAATCTTTGTTACATATAATAATTTATATTATCGAGTAATAGAAAAATTATATGAGATTATTAACAATAAATTAATTGGTTCTACAAATTTAAGTATTGTTGAAAAAATTATATATGATAAAAATACAAAAATTGTACATTATTTATTGGATAATTTAGTACCTTTTAATATAAAAAATACATATGATGTATCTGACAATCCAACTATAATGAACATTATTAACGATGTTTTTGAGAATACAATTACATTGAATGATATAATTGTTGATATTAACAAACAATTACAAAACCCAGATTACATGACACCAATATTATTAAATATTTTATTAAGAAATTCTATCTTACCATGCGACCAATCTTGGGAATCTTTAGTATTAATATCATTTTGGAATAATATTTTAAATAAATTTGGGTTGAATGATTTAGTTAGCAAATCTATTAATAATTATAACGTGATGAACCCATGTAAACAGATTAAAATTATTAATAACACTTTTTATATGGATACATGTTCTACCTTTTCTACATTTGAAGATAGAGATACTATAAAAAACATACATTTCAGTACAGAGAAAGAAATAATATCAAAGCAAGAGTTATATTCAAAATTATCAGTGAATGAATTAAATGTTATAAAGGAATTAAACGATGTTAAATTAGAATTAAATAAACAATTAATACACAACATATATAACAATAATATAAATAAAAACAATAATTTTTTCATTATTAATAACAAAAAGTATTGGTATTTGGGTGAATTAGTAACAGATGACGAGAAACTTTTATTAGACCAATTAGATTGGTCTATAGATCAAACAGTAAACACAACTTTAATAATTTTAAACGGTATTTTAGTAAGAACAACAAATTTACCGTTTGGGTTTAATTATGATTTTAATAGCAAAATAGTTAAATTTGATCATAAAATAAACAATGTTTTAGCAATGAGTTATTATAAATGGAATAGATATAATTTTAGCCCTGTTGAAAAAACATATAAAATAAATAATATTTTAGAAATAATTAGTATCACGCAAAACACGAATGAGAATAGCTATATTTATATAACTATAAACAATCATAATTTAAATATTAATGATTATATAGTCGTGTATAAATTAAATGAAATATATGGTCCAATGAGAATATTAGATATAAATAATAATATATTAAAAATAGAACTAAACGATGGTTTTGTTTATGAAGACAATTACAAATATAAAATAGGTATAGTAGATAATTATAAATATAGTTATTTACCGTGGCAAAACTATTATAAACAGTATTATACACCAATTAAAATTTCAACAGATATTATAATAATATTAAAAACTTTTTTTGATAATGTTATAACAGTTAATTTACCAAATATTGATGACGTTTCATCTAATTTTATAAATGTTATAGAAAATTTAACTAATTTAAGTAATGCAATAAATAACTTTCCTACTGATATAGACAATTTGCATAATGATATTACCAATATATCAAACGATTTAATTAGTATTAATAAAAATTTATCATTTGTTCCTTCGTTATACAATAATATGTCAAATTTAATGAATATAAGAGATAATATTGTAAATATAACAAGTTATACAAATTATTATTCTACAATATTAAGAAATTGCAAGAGTATAAATATTACAAAAATAAATAATGTATCAAATACTATTTATAATTATGGTTCCACATTAAAATTATTATTATCAAATTGTGATTTTTTTGGTGAATTTTTAACAAATACAAATATACTAAAAAGTTTATTCTATCCTTTGCGTAAATTTTTTAATGAACAAAATAACGGTGAGATTGTGAATACATTAAACAATTTAGAAACAATTTTTAATACTGTTATTTTACCAAATGATTTATCAGAAAATATAACTTTGTTTGTAGATAATACAAAAAACAAAAATAGCATATATTTAACTGATATCAGTAGTGCATACGTTAATTTAGGGTTATATAGTGTTAAAAATACAGAATGGAGGAATATGAATAGAGAATTTGATAATTATAACAATAATATTGGTAATTTGTATTTAATTAATGACATATCTAATAATATTTTTAATTTTTTTAATTTAAATGATATTGTTCAAACCAATATTCAAAATATAACTGATTTAGCAAATATTTTAGAAACGTATAATATAGATAATGTTATTAATTTGTTAAAAAATACAGATTATTTAAAAAATATAATTAATTCATTACATTCATTAAATAGCATTAGTGATATTATAAATATATTTTTACAATTAGGTTCTCCGATTGATATTATATTCAGAGATATAAGTGATAATATAAATAATATTATTGATGCTAGTTTAAATGCAATAACAAATGAGAATATTATTAATAAATTAACATATATTATAAATAATATATCTAATATCAAAAATAAAATCAATGAATCTATTGTTATATTAAATGAACTATTATATATATCAGATATTACTCAAAAAACAGAACAATTAAAAATAGACATATTAGAGATTAAAAAGTTCATGGCATTATTTCCAATTATTACAACATTAGCTAGATCAATCCCTAACTTTGAAGATATCATAAATGATAAAGAAAATAATATTCCTTTTACAGAATTATATGGTTTATCAGCTTCTACATATGACATAATTAATTTATTTAAAACATTATATTCAGGGTTAATATCAATTAATGCTAATCTAAATTTAAAAACTAGTTCACCTATAATTACTAAATTAAATTTTATAACTGTACAAATCAATAAAATCAATGACTTTAATGATCTTCAAAAAACTGTTAATATTTTAATTGATTTAATGAACACTTATGCTAGCAACAATAACAGTTTTGATATAGTATTGTATAATAATATTTCCTTGAGAAATAATATTGAAAATTTTTCAGATTTATTTAATATTTATTTTTGTAATAATATAACAAACTATATAGCTAAATTACCCACTATATATAAATTAATAACAGATTTACCAAATATAAATGTTAATACTATAGATATTAACACAATTAATAATCATATAAGTTATATTCAAACCATTGATCAATATATTTTAAATATAGAAACAATTCATTTTACTTACCAAAAATATACTGTTTCACCAATTGATTTCATGTATATAATTGACAACATAAATAACTTTATTAAATTAATTGATAATATTGATGATCTTATACTATTAAATAATACGTTAAAAGACAATACTATTAATAATACAACAATAATATATAATAATTTAAATAATATTTATGATTTATTATATATTAATCTTAGTTTAAATGTATTAGAATATTTAATTGAAAATTTTTTGGATTTTAAATATAAAATTGTACAATGGTATAAAGAAAATAATAATTCCATATTTTTAATATGTAGAGATGATTATAATTATTTGGATTATTATGACTGGGTGTTTTTAAATGATTCAAATCCTTTGTTTATAATAGATAAATATGACTTAAAATACAATAACATTAATTATAAAATCATAAAAATTGTATGGAATAATAATGAATTCATTTACGATGATACAAAAATATATACGTTACAGAATGGGATCGGACATATTCTGGAAAAGTTAAACACATATAATATACTAGATACAGGTGTAATACTTGATATATATTTTACTAAAATTAATTACAATGAATTAATCAAGAAATATAATAACAATTTAAACAAAACATATTATGTAAAAGATTTTAAAAACTATATGTTAAATGATATAATAAGTAATATAAAAAATAATCATCCATTGATTAATTTACCAAACAATAAAATATCTAAAATTTATAATCAACATTTTAATAATTTTAGATTTACAAATGATAATAATGATGATAACAATATTATTACACAATATAAAATTAATTTGCAAAATAAAATTAATAATCTAATTAAATTAAATAATATAATAAATAGACCTATTAAACCTAGAGTATCATGGATAAAATTTATTGGACATTTTATTTTTAACAAAATTAATTTAAGAATCAATGATTATACATTACAAGAACTTTCATCAGATTGGTTGCATATTTGGTCGCATTGTAATATAAATGAAAATAAACATGATGGATATTACAAAATGATTGGTAACACCGAAGAGTTACATAATTTTGACTCCAATAAAAAAAAGAAAAGAAATTTATATATTCCTTTGCCTTTTTACTTTCAAAATAATTTTCATTTAGCTCTACCGTTGATTGCATTACAAAATAGCGAGCTGATATTTGAAGTAAATACGCGTAAACTAAAAGATTTAATTTATATAGAGGATGGTGCGTCTTTAGTTGGTGAAATGAAATTAAAATTTGAGTTGATGGGTAGTTTTATTTATTTAAGTGATTATGAAAGAGAATTATTTGCCAAAATGCGCCATGAATATTTAATAGAGCAGATACAATACTGTTATGAAAATATATCACAAAACAATAATGGTAATATTAAATTAAATTTTTTTAATCCTGTGAAAGATATGTTTTTTATACTTCAAAATACAAATTCACTAATAAATAAAGAATATCATGAATATGAAAATGTTTTTAAAAATATATCTTTTAATTTTAATGGTCATGATAGATTTAGCAATGTTCCTTCTGAATTTACTTCGTTAGTATATCCGCATACTTATTATGAAACAACATTCTTAGATGGATTAAATGTGTATCCATTTTGTTTATATCCATTAACATATCAACCATCGGGGGCTTGTTCATTTACTTATTTAAACAACAAATTATTTAAATATAATTTAAATAATACAATTAACAACGGAATTATAAAAATATTTGCAAGATCATATAATATATTAAGAATATCTAGTGGCATAGGATGTATTTTTATTTAAAAAATAATTTATTTAAATTATATTTAAAAACTTGTATATAAGTAATATTAAAAATATTATGCCTGCAGGTGCTTTACAATTAGTTTTAACAGGATATCCCGAAACATTTTTATTTTCAAATCCTCAAATAACATATTTTAAACAAGTTTATAAAAGACATACAAATTTTGCAGTTGAGCCTATTCCGCAATACTTCAATGTCAAACCTGATTTTGGTTCACGCGTGACATGTACTATTTCAAAGATAGCAGATTTAATTGGAAAAATTTATTTAGTAGTAAATCTACCACCTATTGGTAAATTTATAGATTTTCCAGGGGAAGAAGGACAAGGTAATGGTAATATTGCATCTTGTGCTTGGTGTAAAAAAATTGGTTGGAATTTAGTAAAACAGATTGAATTAGAGATAGGGGGAAATATTTTAGAACGACAATATGGTGATTGGTTAAATATATATTCTGAATTATCGACACCTATCTCAAAACATAGAGGATTAAATAAAATGATTGGTAATATTCCAGAAATTTATGAAAATACAAATGGTAAAAAAGGTTATTTATTATATATACCTTTAATGTTTTGGTTTTGTCGCAATTACAATATGGCCTTGCCTATAATAGCATTAGATAATTCTGATATAAAAATAAATGTTGAATTTAATCAATTAGATGATTGTTTAATTTTATCACCATCCCATTATATAATAATTGAAGAAGACATTGTTAATTTTAAAAACGATGAAATAATTAAACAAGAATATCAAAATAATATTTATTATGCCAGATACAATTATTTTGATGTTATAAATAAAAGGTTGTATTATACTAAAATTACACCAGAGCAACTTATACCTAATGTTGTTATAATTGGTGTAAATAGTAAATATTCAGTTACTCCTATAATAAATGAAAAACTATATTTAGATAAAAATAGATATTTTTCTCA